TCATAATTCCATGTACTTTTTAAATGTTTCGGCCGTTTTTGCTTTTGCGGTTTTCGTGACATGTGTATAGATGTTCATAGTCGTTTGAATTTCTTTGTGACCTAAACGGGCTTGTACTTCTTTTATGGATGCGCCTGCTTCAAAAAGGATTGATGCGTGAGAATGCCTAAAACCGTGAATTGTGATTCTGTGAAGCTTATTTTTAGTGATCATACGGTTTAAAAGGTCGTTTGGATATGCAAGCCTTAGAGGACGCATATCGCCCCGTATAAGGACATATTTAGCTTCTGAGGTGATTCCATTAGACAAGAGCATTTCTTTTTGTTGTGTGCGCCATTTTTTAAGTATTTGGGCTGTTTGATCATCAATTGTGATAATTCGCTTGGAATGATATTTTTTCGTTGTTTGGATGACTTCTTTACCGTTTTCAAAAAACATTGTTTGTTTGATGTTTATTGTTTTCTCTTTTAAATCAACGTCTTTCCATTCCAAGGCAATAAGTTCCCCTTTGCGCATACCAGTGAAAATAAGAACATAAAACATGACATAATCTTGTGGGGCGAGTTGAGAATGCGCTTTTTCGAGAAAGGTTTTGATTTCGTCCTTTTCCCAAAAGTTCCGTTTCTCTTCTTCCTGCGATAAAAAATTCTCTTCTTTTTTGGGGATCACAACGAATTCCATTGGATTTTTTGTGATGTATTCCATCCTTAGAGCATATTTAAATACAAGGTTAGCTTGAATTTTTACATTTTGAACAGAATCAATATCCTGAGCTATCAGATTTATCACCTTTTGACAATATGCTCTTGTGATGTCTTTTATTTTTAATTTCCCGAAGTGCGGCAGGATATGCTTTTTGAAATTCGATAGCTTTCTATATCTGGTGCTGCGCTTTATCGTTTTGGAATGAACATCCCACCATTCTTTAAAGACATCCTCAAAAGTAATGTCATTTCGGGCAAGAGCATTATTATCGATTTCCTTCTGGAATTCCGCAGCGGCTGCGACAGCTTCTTTTTTGGTCTTAAAGCCTCGGCGTGTTGTTGTTTTCCTATTGCCTGTTTTGGGATCGATACCAACTCCCATTTTAAAAAGCCATTTATAGCCCGTTTTGGTTTTGTACTGCTGAAATGAAGCCATATTATCCCCCCAATCCTATTTAAAGTTTCTTTTAACTAACAATAAGATGAATTTTGTTAAAGTACATGTTAAGGCGTACTTTCGCAAATGGTTCAGTGACTTTAAACATCTTAGAAATGAGGTGAGCGTCAAAAAAATGATTTTGTGGAATTTTCATTCCATGAAGCATAAAAGTGGGGATGCAAAAGTGATATGAGAAGTAATTGGCTTGTCTCTCCTGATAATCTGACCAAAACTTTGGCATTGTTTTTTTATCTCCTTCATGTCTGTAAAGGTGGCATAGTTCATGAGCAAAGTCGTCCCACTGCTCGAAACGGGTTTTCCGGCTATCTAATATAATCGTATACACGTCATTATACTTGAAAGAACAACTTGGGATAGGCTTAAAATAAACACTTATGCCTAACAACTCAGCTATACGCTCGAAATCAATTTGCTCTGGTGTAATGATACTGATGCTTCTGTACAAGTTTTCAATCCAATCTTCTAAATGACTTTTTGTATACACCAAGAAGAACGCCTCCTAAGCCCATTTATCAAATTGAGGTAATTCTTATTTAAAACAAAGGAAACATACGTTCTGTTATTTAGTGAAAAGAAAAGCCCCTCATAGGGCTCTTCTTTATGCTGCCGTCGTCGTTGTTTTATCTCTTCTAGCAAGTCCCATAACTCCCGAGATAATTAGAAGAATAGCGGGAAGTAAGTAGAATAAGAAAATGCAAATCAGGCCACCGATACCAGAAATAATAAGCAAAATTCCACCTAATTTAGCTTTTTTTCTAACAATCACCGAAGCGATAATTCCAAGGATTGAGAGGAAGATAGCACCCCAACCTAAACCAATAATATCGCTTGTGCCAGATGAATTAAAAGAGGCATCGAGTCCGCCGACAATTAACGCCAAAAAGGCACCAATAAAACCGAAAATTCCGCCTATTAGACCTAAAACAAATTCAGTAGTTCTTTTCATTTTGAATTCTCCTTACTTAACTGGCACAGTGAATGATACTGCTTTGTTATTCATAAAGTCTTCAGTGGTTACATCACCAAAATTCAACTTGATTTCTTTAATGTTATTGATATCAAGCTCTTTTCCTTCTGGTACGGCAAACTCCAGCACCCCGTCCTGTTTAACGCCACCTTGAACTTCTCCACCAACTTCGCCATCAGTCAAAAACATATTGGCTGATAATTGCATGTCTCCGACTACTGCATTACCTTGATCAGGATAGAAGTTGAGGACTTTGCTAGTTGTGTTTTCAATGTTGATACCGACGTTAACTTTATCTTTCATAATTTTAACGTCTCCTAAATTAACTTTCATCCCTAAAGCATCAGTCTTTTGACTACTTGCATCAACTTTTTTAGAACCATCATCTTTCTTCTCTTCTGTCTTTTTGTCTTTTGAATCCTCTGTTCCTGTTGATACGTCATCAGTTGAGCTGCAGGCGGCTAAGGCCAGAGCGAGGCCGAAAGATAAAAATAAAACTAAAAATTTTTTCAAAGATAAAACCCCCAGTTCATATTATGTACGACTTTTATAATAGTCTAATTATCATCATTTTTCAACATTATGTTACAAAAATTTCAATATATTCACTGGTGTATACGGGTTTTCAATGTGTGAATCTCGAATTCAGCATCAGCTACTTTGCGATTAACATAGATGACGCCTTCTTCAAGGGCGCTAATCTCATCAAGTAGAAGGTTATCCGAATTGATGTTTTCGGTATGCTGAAAATCGATTTTGTCACTCAATGTTTTGATGTCATCTTTGGTCGCGACATTTCTTTCAAGGTTGGTTAGGCGGCTATTAATTGCCTGAATCTCTTTCAAGATTATTTCAAATTCTTTATTTTCCACATAAAAAACCTCCTGATTTTTTATAAAAGAGATTATAAAAGGAACATAAATGAGAATGTAAAAGAGAACAACACTTAGAACCCTTGTGTATCAAGGGTTTGTCGGCATCGGAAAAACCGATTTATAAATGAGAATATACATGCAATATAAATCCAATGTAAATCTTATTAGTAAACAATAATAAACAATATAAACAATAGATATATATATATAAGTGGACGGTCTTTTTGCTTTCAAGATTTTTTTCTTAATTTTAGTTGGTGGATTCATCAGAATACACTTTATCTTGCTCTTGTTTTACTATTCCTCGAATTAAGTAATCAAGAGATACCTTATAAAAATCAGCTATTTTTATAAGAGTTTTGTAACCAGGGTCATTGTCTCCGGTTTCATATCTCGCATAGGTAGAGCGATTTATTCCGAGTTCTTCTGATAATGTTTCTTGAGAGAGCTTAGGTTTTTGTTTATTTCTCAACATTTTTAACCTTTCTCCTAAAGTCATAAAAATAACTCCTTTAAATTCCACTCCATGCTGTCACTCCTTGCTTAGTCAGATTTCTTTTTCCCGCCTTCTTTCAGTTGCTCCGTAATGATTTCAAGGGCAGCATCTAAAATCTCCTGTGTAATTTCTCCATCACGAGCCGCGATGAAGGTTTTAGGGTCATTTAGAATCCTCTTTGCTTCGTCTTCAAAGATTTTATCTTGAACCTTCGGATCAGTGCCTCGAAGTAAGTAGTCAATTGAAACATCGAAATAATCAGCTATTTTAATTAGAATTTCATATTCCGGTTCTCTTCTATTTTGCTCATACATACTAATTGTGCTTTCTGCAAGACCTAAATGTTCCCCTAATTTTTTTTGAGAAAGATTCGGCCTCATTTTCCTGAGTTCTCTAAGTCGATCTCCGAATTTCATATTCATCACCTTTATAGATAATATCACGATTCGTGACGCTTTACAAAAAAACTTCACAATATGTATTGACTTTACGAATCGTGCGGTTTAATATAATAGACAAGAACAACACGAAACGTAAAGGAGGAGGGCAATTGAATAAAAAGGTTATTGGTGCAAAGTTGATGAAACTAAGAGGCGATAAAACCCGGTCTTTAGTTGCAAATGAGCTTGAAATAAGCGAAAGTACATTAGCTATGTATGAATCGGGTCACCGCACACCTCGTGATGAAATAAAGGTTCGTATAGCAAATTATTACAAAAAAACAGTGCAAGAAATTTTTTTTGAAGATCAACTTCACGAATTGCACGGTAAATCCCACACAGCGTAGGAGGCTGACCATGAATCAAAAGAAGCTAGATCAATTAACTGATTTGTTGAATGGTATGACCCAGTCTGAATGGAATCGCGTTAAACAACATGTTGATATGTTGTACAGTTCTAAAGCCGCCAAAGTGGAGTTTGACGAATCAGAACTATTAGAAATTAACCTGAAACGCGAATTTAGGATCTCTTGATCTGAATGAACATTGGGTGAATACGATAATCGGCATTTCGATAATGGATATCAACATAATCCTGCTGATACATCGTGTGTTCATCTTTAGTATTAGGACTCCAAATACTCGCGCCTTCGTCCCACCATGTGAGTTGAGAAGAGTCATATCTACCAATTTTACAGTTAGGATCACTGGTCAAGTCAACCCATTCACCACAAAGACAAGCATAAATTTGAGTAGCCATATTGATCACCACCTTTCTCAGAAGATTTTACCACATGAGAAAGGTTGGCAGATTACAAACCACAGTATAGGAGGCGAACATTTTGGCTAATCTCGGTATCTCACTTGATAACTTACCGAACGAAACGGTTTTCGAGATTGTTAAAGCGCTTTGCGAAAAAGCTTATCAGCAAGGCGTGGAGGACGGTGCAAAAAAATATACGTATCCTCCAATATTAAAAAACACTCATTTGCAAGAGATTTTCCAAATCAAATCGGCAGCGGTGACAAGACTAACCGGAATCGAGTCTTTCCCGAAATTGAAAACCATTCAAGCTAGATATCCGCGTGATCTCGTTTTTGAATGGATCAAACAAAACTCAACTTGGGTCGAAGAAAACACAAACTATTTTCAGAAAGGTGTGTCTTAAATCAATCCCTACAATTTAATGATAATCCTCGGCCGCAACATGTGTCAGGATATCATATTACCAAAGGAGCAGCCTGAGAATGTTTTAAGCGCCATTGACCTTATTACAAAGCTTATGGATGGTCGGAAAGTAAAAGAATTTTTCACACTGTTCCCCCCAATCAAATACTACACTGACGACGGAACATGGAATTATGATTCCACATTAGAAAAAATGAATAGCTTAGGCGAGCGATTCACAAGTGATAGCTTCCTTGAATTACTGGTGTCACATTGCTATGAAAATCGTTTTATCAAACGTTTAGGAGTAGGTTTTATGTCTGCCACTAGCGAGATTTATAAAAGACAACACGGAATGAGCGTAATGGAAAAATACTGTATTGAAAACGGCATCCGTGTTTATGAAAAGAAAGGTAATGAAATCAAACCTAAATTTTATCGAGTTAAATAGGAGGATCGCTAAATGAATCAATTAATGAACTCTGAAATCAAAATGACAAGTTTAGATTTAGCAGAATTAACAGGCAAAGAACACAAACACATTATGCGCGACATTCGAGAAGAAATTAATAAATTAGGAAAAGAATTAGGTGAGTCCATTTTTGGACTGTCCTCTTATAAAACTCTACAGAACAAAGAATTACCTTGTTACACATTCGGCAGAAAAGGTGCCATGCAATTAGCTTTAAAATACGATGCCACAACAAGATTTAAAGTTATTGAAAGAATTGAACAATTAGAAAAACAACAACAGCCAAAAACGCCGTTGGAAGTTTTACAAGGAACCATCAACCAACTGGTCGAGCAAGACAAACGAATGAATCAACTAGAAGGTCAAGTGAACAATATTTCGAACATCGTATCCATGAACAATGTCGGCTGGCGTGAAAAGGTAAATGTCATCTTAAAAAGAATCGCGAAAAACTGGACCGGTGTCGAGCCATACCGAAGCGTCATGAATCTTAGTTATGAGCGTTTGGAACAGCGGGCAGGCTGTAAACTCGACATCCGTTTGAACAATCGAAAAGAACGCGCGCTATCGCAAGGCATGTCCAAAACTTATGTAAAGAAAATCAACAAATTAGACGTGATCGCAGAGGAAAAGCGCTTAGTTGAAATCTACATCCAAATAGTCAAGGAAATGGCTATTCAATTCAAAGTAAACATCAATGACTTTAAACTTGATGAAGTTGTTTAACCTTACGACTTAATCATACATCCATAATCTGTACAGAAAAATAGAGAACATAGGACAAAGGAGAGTTCAAGAATGCCGGAAATAGTGTCTAAATCACTGGCGCATCTACTTGAAACGAAGAACATGACAAACGGGCAACTCGCCCTTGATCTAAACGTTTCGGAGTCGATGGTCAGCAAAATGAAAAACGGAACAAGAAAAATGCCGTGGGATGTGGCGGAAACGTCACTAAAGAAATTCGATCAACCATTTTTCGCAATGGGAATCATGAACAAATTCAGCGATGGTTGCTCGCCGCCCGTCTTCACTGGTGAATCAGTCGAGCAACATCGACTGGCTTTTGAAGAGATCATGGTCACACAGGCGACAGAAGCCATCCAGACACTTGCAGATGTGAGTTTTGTTAAGAATCCGAAGCTGATCTCTTTGGAAGAAAGGGAGCGCATTAAAGTGGTCATAAAGGAACTTCTGGACGTGGAGGCATGGGCTAAAAACTTAGCGGCCTTATTGGCGAAGGAATACAACATTTCACTCAAAGAGTGCTACAAAAAAGCAACTATCACATGGAAGGCGAAAGGGTGGCTCGAATGAATTTAAACCATTTTTTGAAGTCTGACAGGGAGAAGGCGGAACGACTTTACAAGTCATTGCAATTTCTCGTTTCAGAACTATTGGCGGATGCCGTCAAAGAGGGTGATTTTGATGGGTGTATAGAACTTGCGGGTAGCATAGTCGATCACAGCAGAGACTTAAAGAAAATGCAGCACCCTGAAAAAGTAGTGGAACTACACGAAATCGCGTCAGAGTTCGCCAAAAGAGGGCTGAACGTTGTGCCTGTTAAACCGCCAGCAAGAGGGATTCACTAATGCTCCATTACCTTCACAGGCCGGCAACAGCGTCAGAGGTTAGGGAATGGTGCGCGAGAATCCGAAACTATCCTGAATTGCATCTGTCGTGGGATCAATACGTCAAAAGGAGACATCAAAAATGAATCACAGAAAATATGAATTGGCATCTTCCTTTTTACGAAATGCCAAGAACATGAATTACTCAGAACAGGATATTAAAGGAGCGATTCGACTGCTGTATGAAGAGGTTTCTTCGGAAGAAAAGGTGATGTTAAGTCTATACAAATACCTAATGGCACGGAAAGGAGCGGATGGAAATGAACATTGAACACCCAATTATCACAGAAATCAACCGTTACGGCTATCCAAAGGATTATTTGCGGTATGAAGAAGAGGAAGAAAACGAAGACGACGAGGCATAAAAAAAAGAACCTTTAAAAAAGGTTCAACAAGATCAAATACCAAGTGTTGAATTAATTGGCTGGTGGAAAGGCGTAGATAAACTTTCCAAATACAAATTATATCAGTCTTCTGCCTGAAAAACAATATAGAAGGTGAAAGAATGGCTAAAATCCTTACATCTACCGAAGGAATGGAACGACAAGCATGGTTAGAAGCGCGACGGCGAGGCATTGGTGGGAGCGATGTTTCTGCCATACTCGGACTTAACAAGTGGAAAAGTCCCATTCAATTATACATGGATAAGATCGGCGAAAGTCCTTTAGAGGATAACGAAAGCGAGGCGGCAAGGCTCGGGAATCTATTGGAGGACATCGTAGCCCAGGAATTCAGCCGGAGGAAAGGGCTGAAAGTGAAGAAGCGGAACGCCATTTTACAACATGAGAAATACCCGTATTTTTTGGCGAATGTTGACCGCCTGATTGTCGGCCGGAAGGAAGGTCTTGAGTGCAAGACGGCGACAGTTTACAAGCGTGATGAATGGACGGCAGACAGCGTGCCCGATGCGTATTTTGTTCAATGCCAATGGTACATGAGTGTAACCGGGTTCAAAAAATGGCATTTGGCCGCCCTTATATTAGGGGATGTTGTGAACCCTTGGCGATTCCATGAGATCGAGCGCGACGATGAATTGATACGGATCATGGAAGAAAAGGCGGCTTATTTCTGGAATGAACACGTTTCTAAAAGAGTGCCGCCGCCGTTTGACGGGTCGCAATCATCAAAGGATTTACTGGCGGCCATGTACCCGGAGCATGTCGAGGATTCGGTTGATCTGCCGGGATACTTTGATAGCAAGATTGAAGAATACGAGCGGACGAAAGAGAAGATCAACGAACTGACAGAGAAGAAGCAGGCCATTGAAAACGAGATCAAAGGGATTCTCGGTGAAAGGAAACACGGTTTTGTTGCTGACAAAAAAGTCACTTGGTCGAGGTTCCCGGTTGAACGCTTTGACAAAGAAAAATTCAAGAGAGAACACCCTGACATCTACAGGCAGTATGTGAAAGAGGGTAACGGTTCAAGATTTTCAATCCGGTAATGAAAGGGGAAAACGGTATGACACAAGCAGAGAAATTGAAAAACGACATAGCGAAGCAGGAGCAAAGAAACGAGGTTGCTCAAGATGATAAACCAAAAACAATTCTTGATGCAATGATGAAACATAAAGAATCGTTTGAAATGGCTTTGCCTAAACACTTGGACGCCGACAGGCTGATTCGTTTAGCGGTTACAGAGTTCAGGAAAAACCCAATGCTTAAAGAATGCACGCCTGAGTCTTTGCTTGGAGCCGTTATGCAAGCGGCGCAAGTTGGATTAGAACCGGACGCGCTGGGGTCGGCCTATCTTGTGCCTTATTACAACAAGAACAAGAACGTTAAAGAAGTTCAATTGCAGATCGGATATAAGGGCTTGATCGAATTAGTCAGAAGATCAGGCCAAGTAACAAGCATTGTAGCAAATGAAGTCTATGAAAATGATGAATTTGATTTCGAATACGGGATAAACGAAAAGTTATACCATAAGCCGACGATGGATGCAGACCGCGGGAAACTCAAATGTTTCTATGCTTATGCCCGATTTAAAGACGGCGGCCATGCTTTTACAGTCATGAGCGTTGAACAAATTAATCAGATTCGCGATAAATTCAGCAAGTCGCAAAAGAACGGAAAGCATTTTGGCCCTTGGGCTGATCATTATGAGTCAATGGCAAAAAAGACGGTTATCAAGCAGCTTGTCAAATACATGCCGATAAGCGTCGAAATTCAGAATCAAATAACGAGGGACGAAACGGTGCATTCAAGCTTCAAAGAAGAACCAAAACCGATTTACGCGTTTGAAGAATCGCCAGACATTATCGACGCACCCATAGAAAATTAAGCGAAGGGCGGCGCATCATGATGAACAAAATTGTCTGCAAATGGGCGTTTGAATTGCGCAAAGTCGAAGTTGACAAGTGAAACGGGTTTACGGGTATGAGCACTCTGTGAAAGGAAGTAGGTGAGCGGCGTGGATATGCAAGGTATGGGGTGTGTTGTCCTCCCCCGTCTTCCCTTTAAAGATGAACGTGACGAGATAATTTACGATCATTTGTTTAAAAGGGCGGAATACAGGCAAGGCAAAGAGCTTGATATAGGTCAAACAATTATCAAGATCACACACCTTGCCGAGAGGTTCAACTGGTCTGCTGTTCAAATAAAGTACTCTCTGGATCGAATGGCTAGGCAGGGATATTTAAAGATCGACAGGCTACCTCAAAAACGCGGCTTCATTGTAACCATCGTTAACTATGCAGAGTATACGCGTTTCGAAAATTATAAAAAGAAAAAAGCACCGGTATCAGATCCAACGGAAGGAAAGGAGGAAGACAAGAATATGAAGACAAACCCATTTCAGTTTTTTGAGGACGAAGGGTTCGGCTTATTATCCTCATTTTTGGCGGATATGCTTAAAGGTCTGATAGACGATTACGGTGAGGAAAAGGTGCTTGATGCCATGAAAGAGGCTGTTAAGCGAAATGCCCGCAATATGGCTTATGTCCAGCGCCTCCTACAATCAAATGAACTTAAAAGCAAGGAGTGGGGAAATGACTATCAAGCAAAAAAAGCAAGAAAACAAAGCGATCAGTATAAACACGGCATTTCAAAAGGTGATGCAAAGCCTTCGGGAAAAATCAGCCCACTTTTCGGCCCCGGACGCATCCGGAGAAAAGGCTGAGTACGAATGTGAAACCTGTAAAGATCATGGCATTGTGTTTTATCGGGTTCATAAAGATACGAAATGGAATTATGACGAACGGTTAAAGCAACTTGTGCCAGAGGAAATGGTGCCGGAAGATGATTTTCTTTCTGGAAAGGTTTGTCCGCCGGAAAAGGCAGGGGAATGGAAGGATACCTATTCCAAACAATGCGACTGTGTACGGCGAAAGAGAATAGCCCGACTTATGGCAGCCAGTGGCATTACAGAAGAATTTGAAAAGCTTATATTCGGCAATTTTAAAACGGAGGGGAAACCAAAATTGATAAAGGATGCATATGATTGCGCTGTTGAATACTTCAAGGATTTTGAAAAAATCAGGGGGGATCGTTCAAACAGTATCGCTTTGCTTGGTCAACCCGGCAGCGGCAAAACTCATCTGCTTACAGCCATTATGAATAATCTCATCAAGAAGAAGTCCGTCCACTGTTTGTATTTCCCGTATGTAGAAGGCATGGGGGATCTGAAAAAGGACTTTGATCAATTGGAAACCAAGCTTGATGCGATGCGGAAAGTCGAAGTGCTTTTCATTGATGACTTGTTCAAGCCTGTATATGTAACCACTAGTGAAGGGCGTATCAAGAAACCACGGGCGACCGAATGGCAGATTGAACAAATTCAGTCCATCGTAAATTATCGTTACCTGAATCATCTGCCGTTACTTGTTTCTTCAGAACTTACAACAGATGAGTTGCTGGACATTGATGAAGCTCTCGGCTCCCGAATCCATCAAATGTGCCGGGATTATACGGTAATCATCAAGGGGGACATGATGTTGCTGAATCATAGATTGTCAGATTTAAGTGATTAGCAAACATTTCATTAACAAAAACACCGAAACCTAAAGGCTCCGATGCTTTATGAACTGTGGGTAATTCAATTATAGCACACTGGGGGCGGTTTGAGTGAAACTGAAACCTATTACTATCAATGATGATCTTAGTTTTACTGGAACGATGGAGAAAGGCAAAGTCCGCGTTATTGTGGTGGATGGGAACAACGGGACGGCGCACGCAATGGACGCCCCGGAACACGGAAAATCAATTATTCAAACGGTAAAAGGCACATTTAAACGTGTTGATTTTGAAATAGGTCTAAAAGTCGAGAAAGACGATTGAAGGAGGATTCACAATGTGCAGCTTATGCAATGGCAAAAAGGTTATCAGGCAGGAATCCGGCAGCATGGTCGCATTCCATGCCTGCCCGAATTGCAAGATTGAGAAACAGGATTTAACTGATACCATCCAGCGGCTTGATGCGATCATTCAAAAACGGCAGCAGGAGAAGAGCGCATAATGTTTAGGAGATTCGCGCCGGGTGACTGGGTTGCCTTCAAAAAGAACCCGCAAAAAGTGTGCGGGTACGTGCTTCATTCAGAAGGCAGCAATATTTTGGTTCTGAAAATGAACGGATTCACAGCAACATGGCACGAAGTAACCTTAACGAAACTATCACCAAGAAACGCACCAAAATACACGCAGGCGGACGTCAGAGCACTAATAGACCTCGCCCTAGACGTAAAGGATAGGCAATGGTTTGAAGAGCTTACAAGCGAATTAAAACGCATTCAGGAGGTAGAGGTATGACAATTAATTTAAAAGTGATACAGGAGAAGCCGAAAGGGCTTTCTGTGGATGATATACAGGATGGATTCTTCCTTGTTAAAGGTGACAATGCGTGGGTGATCAGAAGCCACGCTAGAGACTTCTCTTTAATCGATTTAGGAACTTTTGAAATATATGCCAAAAACGGATTTAGAGGATTTCATTAATAGCTGGATTGATATAAAAATTTTAAGCCCGAAACAAGTCAATTTAAATATCGGTTTCCAGTGGAGAGATTAAGGAGGGAGCGGCAAATGAAAAATATCAAAAGACTCATCGTCCGGCTGATCGGGCGGAAAAAGAAGGAACAGAAAAAAGTGTTTGAATGGTGGGATTTGATATGAGAATCATCAAAAAAGAAGTCAATTCACAGTACGGCGGACTATTCAAAAAGGTATTTATTCGAAAAATGGTTAAGGAAAACGACCGCGAATTGATCCAAGAAACAAGCACGACCTACATCGTGGGTATCCCGGTTAGATCGGTGACGGAAACGCGACCGCCGAGTTTGAAAGACGCTTTTAAGCAGGCGTGGGGATCGGCGAAATGAAAGAAGTCAAAGCGCTGCTGTCGATCATACTACAGGCCGGATACAGGGAAAAACAGATCAAACAATGGTTACAAGATGACGGGAGGTAAGGGGAATGGACATTATCAAGATTCGTTACACATTTAGGCATAAAGGTAGCGGCAACATTGAAATGAAAAGGTACAACATCGGGCAATTGGAAGAAAGAGCAGCCGCCAAGCTGTCTCCAGTCTTCTCAGATGAATATGAATTGATCAGCCGGGATTTATACACCGGATTGAAGGATAATACTGACCGCGAGATTTACGAGGGGGACATTATTCATTGCGTGCACTGGTTCTTTGATGGAAACGAAATAGAAGAACACTTTACTGCTTCAGTTGGATTTCGGGATGGATCATTTACTTTGGAGAATATTAATAGCCGTTATTATTCAGATTATACATTTGAAGAAAACGGGAAAGGTATTTGCTGGATTGGGGATATAAATTACTGTGATGAAGATTATGAAATCATCGGCAATATCTATCAAAATCCTGATTTATTATTGGAGGCGACGGAATGAGAGAGCGAAAATATCGGGCATTTGTAAAGCAGTGTAACAAAATGATTTATTCCGAAAATTCTTACCCGAAAGGGAACAGCGATTATAGATTCGTAGCGTCAGAAGATCATAAAAAAGGTTTAGGGGTTGAATATTTCACAAATCGGACGGAGTATGTCAATCAATACGGCGGGGTGGTCCTCTTGCCTGATTGGAGAGTTTTCACAGATGAAGAGGCACCGGTCACAGAATACACCGGATTGAAGGACGAAACCGGCCGGGAGATTTGGGAGGGTGATATCCGGAAAGACTCTCTCGGTAGAATTTTCAAGGTTGTTTTTTACGACGATCTAGCCGCATTTTATGGGGAACATCCCGGTGGGTTAATTCAGTGTCTTGCCGATTGTGGGCCGGATTCGGAATATCTCGGAACAGTCTATGAAAATCCCGGTCTATTGGAGGCGGCGGAATGATCACCCTTAACATACCAGTCGAACCAATGGGAGCCGTCCGGATGACCGGGCGCGGGAAATTCGTGAATAAAAACGCACAGCGGTATTTAGCTTATAAGGATTTCATAAAGCTGCACGCACAGAAGCAGATGAAAGGACAGCAGCTTTATACCGGTCCTACTGTAGTAAAGGTGCTTTTCTCCATGCCGATTCCAAAAAGTTGGTCAAAGAAAAAGCAACAGGAGGCCATTTCAACGGTACACATCAAAAAGCCGGACATCGACAATTTAGTAAAAGGTGTTTTCGACGCTCTGAATAAAACAGCGTGGCATGATGATAACCAAGTTTTCATGGTCATAGGAGCCAAAGTTTACGGAAAAGAACCCGGGATCGAGGTTCAAATAATGGGGCTGGCAGAATGGGAAAATTTAAGCGCCTGATCATCCGTTATAAAAACCAATACGGGCGGACTGTGGGGCATGACACCCTTTGGAAGGGTTTAGATAGCCTCATAGAGTTAAAACGTCGCTACGGCTTTTTAAACGAAGATTTGGAGCATGTCGAGATTGACGGCGAGGAATGCGATTTAAAAAAGGTAAGGGCTGCGCTTGAGAAGCGCGGGTAAAAAATTTCGGCTGAGAATGTCGATTCCTGTCGAAAATAGACGAAAGGTGGAAGGGAAATGGCTGTTAAACTACACCGCCATATCTGGTGGGATAAGCATGGAATTGTTGAATTTTCGAGCACGGTCGGCAAGGAACGAGTAATAACTACCAACGGAAAATTAGAAATCGAAATACTTTTAACCAGAGATTCCAACAGATCGAGAGTGGTGCGGCGCATTATGGATGCGGTGGAAGAAATCATAGAAAAGGAGAATGCAAAAGATGCTGAATAGAACGGTACTTGTCGGAAGATTAACAAGAGATCCTGACCTAAGATATGTCGGGGATGGTAAACCGGTAGTCAGCTTTACCATTGCAGTCAATCGGACATTTAAAAACCAGAACGGAGAAACGGAAGCGGACTTTATCAACTGTGTCGCATGGTTGCAGCACGCTCAGGAAGAGGTTATTGATTTAGCGGTATACCTTGAGGCGGCTATACAAAAATTCGATGAATTAGAGAAGAAATTTGATGAATTAGAGAGGGAGAAGGCATGATCATAGCATTCAAAATCATACTACTGCTCATAATTATCTTATCGTTTTTGGGAGCGGTCGGAGAGAGGGAAAACAAAAATCTACGGGATAACATGACAGCTATCTGCATAACATCAATAATCGGTTCTCTCGTCGCTTTCATCATGATTTAAGGGGGAAAGTAGGGTGAAGGGTTTAAACGTGATCAAGGGCTTTTTAATCGCTCTTGGCGGGGTATTTATGATCGGGTATCAGTGGGTATACCGGCCGACACTCGGAGAGTCCGCCGTAATAATTTTGTTCACTTCGGGATTGGTGTTTGCGATGTTGGTTAGAGACTGGTTTTATGGCTTGATTTTGGTTCTGATCAGCGCTTTCGCCGTCGTCCTGTATGGATATATGTATCTCGAAAACTTCAAACAACTGCTTGTAATGCTATTAGTCTCTTTGCCAATGGTATCAGCAATATTCTTGCACGTGGCGGAGCATGATGCAGAGAAATAAACATCGGCGCGAGCCGGGAAGGGGAATAACTCATGAAAAAACTATTCAAAACCATTGTTACACTGTCACTCTTGATTTCTGGAACGCTTTTATTCTCACAATCTGCGGCGGCTGTTTGGTCGCCGTGGCAAAAGGAAGCATTCGGCCATACAGCGAGGATTTTCACCGACGACACGAATTACTATTCAGGAGCAAAAACAGTTGACTGGCGGGCGGAAAAGAAGGGTTCTGGAACGCTTTACTACACGGCTGGCGTCTATAAAAAACGTTCGGGCGGCGGCTTAACTGATACAAACCTTGTGCAGCGGGGATACTTTAAGCACTCAACACCGTTAAAGTCTTTCAGTGTCAACGAGATTCGCAAGCGCACCGGGAAAGGATCATATGTCATTCAGATCGATTGCTACACAGACGCGAAGAAAAACAACTATGTCGGGACGTTTGAATCCAAGACGTTTTATATCAAGTAAGGGGGCTGCAGCCCTCTTGAAAGGGAAAATGTAAAATGCAATTTATCGAATTGACGTTAATCGGCCAAGCCGGGAAGGAGAAACGCGGGCAGATGAATAAAGAACAGTTTACATTTGAAATGGAATTGAAGGGCGGACTTAATGGCGAGAAATCGGACGAGAAAAAACGTTTGGAAAAAATAAAAGAGTCTTACTCAAATTGCGTCGATATGGCTTTGTCTGAAGGTGAAACGTTGCCCTATTACGATATAGAAGTAGCTGATATGAATTTTCTTATCGAACAGGCTGAAAAGGGGCTGACCGTGACGAGGAGCGCCGGGAATTTACGCGCTTTACATGAATGTGTAACAGCCATGCAAAAAATCAAATTCATATGCCGAAGGGCGAAAAAAACCTACATCGAGGAAAAGGACATCGATGACATTTTGAAAATACTTGAAGGGAAAGTATGAGAGGCCGTAGCCGGGAAGGAGAATGAAGGACAAAAAACCGCCATGCGGCGGCCGTCAGGAAACATTTAAACTTGATTTTATGGTATCATAGAAGTATAACGAAAACAGAAAACAAAATAAACGTCCAAGACGGAAAGCCTGCGGACACTGAACTTACAGCATTTACGCTGTTTGTTTGGTGTCCGTTTTTTATTTTTGCAACTTTTCAGTCACACCCCGCGATCACTAGGGTGTCAAAAGGAGGCTGAAAACATGAAAAAGACCAAAAAGAACACGCGGAAAAAGCAGGAAAAGCTCACTGAACGGGATTTAAGGAACCTGATGGATACAAACAGGCCTATCTATAAAAGAGCCAAAGGCGGGGCATTCAGACAACGATAAGGGGGCGTATGAATGAACAAGCAAGAAACAATCTGGTGTATTAATTTAACGATTTCCTTGGTGGCATTTTGGTTTTTGGTATTTGTATTAAAGATTAACATTAGAACCATTCATGAAGTGGTGTGGATCTATTTCCTTATTACATTTGTACCGATCATATCAAAAGCGATTTACCGAAAGCTCTTTAGCCAAAATAGAAAGGGCGGGAATTGATCATGTATAAAAAAGAGATTGAAAAACTGATCAGTAGTTATCACTGGATGGCAAAAGAGGTTCAGAGATTGCAAAGGGTGCTTTACGGTTCTGACATCCCTATGCGAAGCTGGGGTGTCGCTCAATATGGGTTAGAAGCTGCCATGCCAAAGGGAAGCCCCGGCAAGAGTCAGGCCGAGCTGAGGGATATGGACATAAGAGAGGAACGTCTATACAAGCGTCTAGAATACTTCGAAGAACGTGTATACGCGATTGAGGCGGCAGCAAGAACGATCGAAGGGGAACAGCATAAAGTGATTTATGATTGCATGATGGAAGGGATGAGCTATCGAGCCATTGGCCTTCATCTTGGCATATCGCGGGAAACCGTCAGGCGGATGAAAGACGAGATCATCAACCAGTTGTGCCAAAATTGCCGAATTGTGCAGTTGTTGAATCCGAAAAAATCCGTCGTGTAAAATGGAAGGCAGGACGGGGAGGTAGGTTCCCCGGTTTACCACTTCACAAAATTAAGAGAGAAAGAGCGGCACTGCGAATGCGCGGGGTCGCTTTTTATGTTTGTTGTGATATGCGTCCGGTGAGACTTGGGAGAACAATCGGATACCGCCAAGCACGGGCGCGGCTCAGAGCAAATAAAGGAGAACAAAGTCATGAAACTGCTACGAATAAAAATAAGCGCTTGGTTGGCTGTGCACCTTTGGGGCATTAGTCCTTCAAGATACTTTGTCGATGACGAATTCAGAGAAGCAGTTGATCACTTTCAGAAAAGGGGGTTTTGAACATGGGGAAGGTTACAGGGGTGTATCCGGGGCCTAACAACGGGCTGATCAGATGGATCGAGGAAAACTTTGGAGAGATCGACGGATACGCGGCAACGTTCAAGATGAAAGACGGTACAACGATGACGATTTACGACGCATTAACGCCAGTCGAAGCCGTCGGGATGGCCGAGATCGGTAAAAACGTGATTCAGGAAGCAATTAACGAGGATGAATTTGTCTCGAGACCATAAAGGCGGTAATGATTATGATTCTACGACAATACTTACAGGACAAACGAGAAGAAGAACGCGAGAAGGCGAGAGAATCGGCCCGCAAAACTCACAAGTGTCATGGGTGCGTGTGGGGGACATGGGCCGGAAATAAATACGTCTGTCCGTTTGGGCGGTGCGTGAAACCGAAACCATCGCACGACGAAAATTAGTTTCGAAACAACACAATCCAGAAGGGGGCGGCGGGTGAATGTAGATGGCTGAAAAACACATCCAAGCACAAAAAGATTACGTCAAAGGAATGAAATACAAAGACCTTGCCGAAAAATACGGGGTGTCAGTGAACACCATCAAATCGTGGAAACAGCGGCACGGTTGGAAAAGAAAAAAAGGTGCACCCATTGAAAAAGGTGTGCACACAAAAAAACCGGGTGCGCCAAAGGGAAATATAAACGCACTCGGGAACAACGGCGGGGCACCAAAGGGAAACCAAAACGCGAAGATTCACGGATTTTATTCTAAGTTTCTCCCGGAGGAAACGCTTGAAATCATGGAAGAGATTCAGGAACGTTCGCCTGCTGATATGATATGGGATCAAATTCAAATACAATACGCGGCCATTATACGGGCGCAACGCATCATGTTTGTGCAGGATAAGGACGATATGGCAAAAGAGCTGAAGAAAACGAAAGAATCGGATTTATCTTCCGAAGAGGAGTTTGAAATACAATTCGCATGGGATCGTCACGCAACCTTCCTGAACGCTCAATCACGGGCTATGGGCGAGCTTAGGAGCTTGATAAAGCAATTTGACGCACTGGCCCATGAAGAGGACGAGAGACGGCTTAAACTTGATCAAATGCGCTTGAACATCGATAAGACGAAAGCCGAAATCGAGCGACTGAACGACGATGAAAACGACTCAACATTTGAAATTATCATCAAGGATAAAGGTGAAAGATGATGGAAAAAGAAGTGAATCCCCGTTTTAGGGACTTTCTTTTTGATTGGTCGCAGAAGTTTTATTTTCTCGTTGGCGGTTACGGATCATCCAAGAGCTATCATGTTGCTCTCAAGCTGATTTTGAAGATGCTACAGGAAAAGCGGACAGCCTTAGTCGTCCGTGAGGTCTACGACACCCACAGGGATTCGACCTTTTCCCTGCTCGAAGAAATCATTACCGACTTAGGGCTTGACCATAAAATCCGGTGTGTCAGCTCACCAATGCAAATACGATTCCCAAACGGCAGCAAGATCATTTTTAAAGGGATGGACAAGCCGGCAAAACTAAAATCGATCAATAATGTATCAATTGTATGGGTTGAAGAGTGTTCAGAAGTGAAATATGACGGATTTAAGGAGCTGCTGGGGCGCTTGCGACATCCGACTTTAAAATTACACATGATTCTGTCCACGAACCCTGTCAGCAAAGGGAACTGGTCGTATAAGCACTTTTTTAAGGATGAAGCCAATCAGTTTTTTGTCCTTGACGACGACGAGCTTTACAAAAAGAAAACGATCATAAAAAACAACACCTATTATCATCACTCAACGGCTGATGATAATTTATTTTTGCCTGAAAGCTACATCGAGCAGCTGGAAGACCTAAAAAGCCACGATCCAGACCTTTACCGCATTGCCCGGAAAGGTCGTTTTGGCGTTAACGGAAAGCTTGTCCTGCCGCAGTTCGAAGTGATGGAGCACGAAAAGGTTATGAATGCGATCAGAGCAATCGACAGGCCGATCTTAAAAAACGGTATGGACTTTGGTTTCGTTGATTCATATAACGCCTTGGTTCGCATGGCGATCGACCACAATCAAAAGATTCTATATATCTACTGGCAGTATTACAAAAACGATACGACAGACGACAAAACAGCGGAAGACCTGAAAGACCTTAAACGCGTTCTGATCAAAGCTGATAGCGCGGAGCCTAAGACAATTCGATTCTTCCGGCAACAGGGGTTCCGTATGAAGGCCGCAAAGAAATTCCAAGGCTCACGACTGCAATACACCAAGAAGGTGAAGCGGTTCAAAAAGATTATCTGCTCCGATCAATGCCCTGACGTTATTAGGGAGCTGAAAGATTTGACTTTCGCAGTGGATAAAGACGGAAACGTCATTGAAGACGAATTCAACATCGATCCACATACTTTCTCGGCCATCTGGTACGGCTTAGATGATTATGAGGTATCAAGTCTCAAGGGGCACGGGGTAACAAGGAGGTTTAGAGATTGATAAAATTCTTAGATCAAATTAGAACAAAGGGCATATCGGGGGAATTGATTTCTCAGATTATCGAAGAGCATAAAGATGACCATGACCGCATGAAGAAATTGTACGACCGATACAAGGCGGAACCTGCCGGCGTGCCAATTCTTCAACGTAAAGCCGTGGATTATGAAGACTTTGAGACAGGTCGCATCAAGCGGATTGATCATAAGGTAAACAACAAGCTGAATAACTCTTTCGACTCGGAAATTGTAGATACCAAAGTCGGCTATCTTTTCGGCCATCCAATCGCTTATGAGGTGGATGACAAATCAAAGTCCGGGAATGTTTCAGCGATCAAACAGTTGATTGAGGATTTCACTTTGAGAAATCACGTTCCTGACGAGGACAGCGAATGGGGGAAGATGGCTGCAATTTGCGGTTATGGCGCCCGCCTTGCTTACGTGGATAAGGAAGGGAAAGAGCGCATTAAAAACATCGACCCTTGGGAAGTCGTTTTCATAACCGATGGCAATATTCACGAACCGGAATACGCATTGCGCTATTACGAGACTTGCGACGGACAGCTAAAAGCCGAATTTTACGATTCTACCGATATTCACTATTACAGCACGAAGGACAGCGCAGTGTTTGAAGAAGACCGCATACAACCGCACATGTTCAAAGGCTGCCCTCTATTCGGATTAGCCAACAATAAAGAGTTAAAAGGCGATGCTGAAAAGGTATTGTCTCTTATTGATGCCTATGACCGGACAATCTCGGACGCCAGCAACGAGATCGAGCAGTACCGGCTTGCGTATCTTGTCTTGAAAGGACTAGGGGCAGATGATGAAACCTTAGAAAAGTTGAAAGAAACCGGGGTTCTACAGCTGCTAGAAGAGAATGACGAGGTCAGTTATCTCACGAAGGACATTAACGACGCCATTATCGAGAACCATTTAAACAGGCTGGAAAAAGATATTCTCCGTTTCGCTAAATCTGTGAATTTTACAGACGAATCATTCGCCGGCAATGTTTCAGGCGTGGCTATGAAATTTAAACTGATGGCACTTGAGAATAAAAGTATCACGATGGAACGAAAAATGACAGCAGCCCTCCGATATCAATTTAAAATCCTTTTTTCTGCATGGGGGACAAAAGGGAAAGCGAGCGAAGACGACTATTTAAAGGTTTGGTTCGGCTTCACGCGTAATCTTCCGGTAAACCTTCTTGAAGAATCTCAAATCGCCGGGGGTCTTAAAGGTCTGGTCAGTGAAGAAACGCGGCTTTCATTGCTGTCATTTGTGGATGATGTTCAGTATGAGATTGACAAGATGAAAGAAGAACAGGACGAATATACGCGGCATTTAAGCCCGTTAGATGACAGCGAAGATAAGGCGCCGCAGGACGGTGAGCCAGACGATGAAGAATCAGAATGAAATAGATAAATACCTTGACGAAATGATCGAAAAGGCTGAAAGAAAGATCGATCAACTGTTTGCCAGACGTATGAAAGAGATCAAAAACCAAATCGCCGCAATGTATGACAAGTACAGCAAAGACGGCGAGCTTTCATACACCGAATTGAATAAGTACAACCGTTTCAGAAAAGAAATGGAGCGCATGGCGGCCGAGATTCACAAGGATTATCGAGAGCTTTTGAAAATGATCAATGACTTAATGGAAAAACAATACGTTGAGAATTACCTGAGATCAGCCTATCTTTACGAGTTTGAAGCACAAGTAAAGATGGGCTTTACTATTCCTACGGTCGCAGTTATTGCCGCGGCGTTGGCGAACCCAATCGAAAAGTTACAACTGCCGAATGTTCTTGAAGCGGCTCGTGATGAAATCATAAACAATATCAGTATTGAAGTTGCTCAAAGCCTTCTGGCTGGTGAAAGCTACACCAAAATGGCAAAGCGTATTGAAAATCGCGTCAATTTTAGCCGTGCAAAAGCCCGCAGAGTGGCTCGGACGGAAGCTCATAGGGTTCAAATAGCAGGGAGGCTTAAAAGCGCTGAGAAGGCCGCAGAAAAGGCTGATATGAAAAAATTGTGGGACAGTACGCTGGATACAAGAACAAGAATTGCGCACCGGAAGCTCGACGGGAAGGTCGTGCCCTTCAACGGCGTGTTTAAATCGATATACGGAGGCGTCGGGAAGGCTCCCGGACACATGCACAACCCGAAAGACGACATAAATTGCCGTTGTTCGATCATTTTCCTTGTGAACGGCCAGAAACCAGAGAGAAGGATATCCAGAATCAACGGCAAAAACGTCGTCATTCCATACATGACCTATGAAGAGTGGAAAAAACAACTTGAAAAGGCGGGGTGAACATGGAATATTTACAATTTTTCGTTCCCTTTATTTCGTTTTTTATTTTTATCTATTGTCTGGGTTTTTTCAAGGGAATAGAACACGCTGAAAAAAAGGAAGAAGAAAGAGAGCAATTCCGACAATTTTTAAAGGGGGATTAATCCTGTGCCAAAACTAACTGTTATATTGGGCGGAGAAGTCATTTGCAGACATAACGGCATGGTTCATGTTGCTGTTACGTTTGATGGGTCATTATCGAGCATTTTTGTTGTGAGTGAAGCGGATTATGAAAGGGTGTTCCCGAATGGCTAAATTAGAGATTAAATTGACGGAAGAAGCGCGGAAAAGGAAAGAAGAGAATCCCCTGTCAAGTGTCGGGCTGAAATTTTCCGATTATGATGTTTTAATAGACGGCCACGAGCCAACGCATTTGACCGACTTAAAGCTTTCTATGAGAGTAGGAGAGCTTAATGAAGCTACAGTCACATTTGTAGTTGACGAAATTGACGTTGACGCCGATTTTTTAGCGGCTCTCGAAGCGAAGATCGAAGCCGACAAGGTAGCGGCGGCATCACCCGAAGAAACGACAGAAGACACGACAGACGCAGATCATTCGGACGAGGGGAGCGAATAACATGCCGAAGTACATTAAAAAGCCTGTTGAGGTTGAGGCGTTTATATTTGCCGTAGATGATACACCTGAGTGGTTTTTAGAAAAAACAAAAAATAGTTATTGTGAATTTCACTATGACTCGAATGGCGTCAGATGCATCCTCCCAACGTCGGAAGGTTCAGTAATGATTATCCGTGCAGGAGATTTTGTCATAAAGGGCGTCGAGGGCGAAATCTACCCGTGTGAATCGAGTATTTTTGAAAAGACATATGATCGTGTAGACCCCTTGAAAAAAGCCCGCAAAATGGCGGAGCTGTCCGGAATGCTTACGAAAAACGGCTTTGATTTCACCGAGAAAAAAAGCGAAATTGACAATAACGAAATGGCGCGCGGTAAATTAGAATCGTTAAAACGTGCCTTTGAAGAGGGGAGGATAAAGTCGTCATCGGTTACGAATTTCCCGATCAAAGACAACTACGGACAATGGCAATACGGGGAAGCAGAATATACCTTCCGTGTTGAGCCTTCGGCAATAGCTAAAGAATTTGTCAGGGAAGTGCTGTCTGAAAAGCCTGTGACGATGTCCCTTGACGGCGAGGAAGTAGGGAAAGCGTGTTTCAAAGAAGTTTCAAAGGTAATGAAGCGGCAGAATATGAGGTCGAAATAATGTCCGAAATACTTTGTATGTTGGGCTTTCACAATTTTAGAAACTACAAGCACCTTTTTCACCCATTCAGAGCAGAGGGAACACGCTCACGATGCGGAAAGAAAGATGTTTATTTGTAAATTAGAACCACAGTCGCCATGTAGCGGCTTTTTATTTTGTCCTGAGCATGACGTTAAAAGGCTTTTTTATTATGCACTCATAACAGGCGCGCACTGTAGAGGGCAAAGGAGGAAATCAAAATGAATTTAGAAGAAGTCAAACAGTTTCTTGATGCAAATAAAGAGAACGAAGATGTAAAGGCTTATCTGGAAGAACTTTCTGCCGTGTCAGCCGACAAGGTGAAAGGTTTTCTGGAAACAGATGAGGGGCAAAAGTTGATCCGTCCTAAATTGGATCAGCACTTCACCAAAAGCCTTGAAACATGGAAAGCCAACAATCTTGATGAACTTGTTGATGCCAAGGTGAAAGAGCTGTATCCGGAAGAAACCGAGGAACAAAAGCGCATCCGGAAACTCGAGCAAGAGCTTGAGAAGCAGCAAAGAGAAGCCAAGCGCGAAAAGCTCATGAACACGGCGATTTCTTACGCATCTGAAAAGGGGCTGCCAACTGATCTTGTTGCTTACTTCCTTGGGGATGACGAAGAAACGACAAAAAGCAATCTTGGCACCCTTGAAGAAAAATTCAGTGCTTTTGTTAACAAAGCAGTCGAAGACAAATTCAGAGCAAACGGCAGGGATGTGGAGCCGGGCGGCGGCGGTTCTGGCTCCGGTGAAAATTTAAACATTGGTTCGCTTGCAGAACAAGCAAGCATCCGAAAATAAGGAGGAAAAAAGATTATGAGTTTTGATCCGAATAACGTATTGATGCAAGATGCAGTCAAAGGAAAAGTACCATCTGATCAAGGAACATTAGTATTAAAAGACTTTATGACACAATCAGCAGTCACAAAACTAGCAAAATATGAAGAAATGGATAAAACCGAGAAGACATTCACTTATCTTGCGTCTGGCCCCGGGGCTTACTGGGTTGGCGAAGGTGAGAGAATCAAAACTTCTAAGGCTACATGGTTAGAAGCGAAAATGACCTCTAAAAAACTCGGGGTCATTGTCCCAGTCACAAAAGAGTTTTTGAATTACTCCGTGAAAGACTTCTTTACTCAAATGCGGCCAGCAATCGCGGAAGCATTCGCTATTAAATTTGACCAAGCAGCACTTTTTGGCATTGATTCACCATTCGGAAAAGGCACTTCTGTATTCGAAAGAGCAGAAGCAGCAGGAAACACTGTTGTTTTGAACTCTCTAGGCAACCTTTACGATGAGTTAAACGCAGTCATGGCACTCACTGAGGACAATGACAAAGACGTGAACGGCTTTACTACTACACGTCGTTTCAAACAAAAACTACGCGGCACTAAGGACGGCAACGGGCTGCCTATTTTTAATGATGCAAGAGGCGGCGCGACATCAGAGGCATTAGGTTTGCCGATTGGCTATGTCGATTCTAAGTCTTGGGATTATACAAAAGCACATCTATTGGCTGCCGATTGGGATTTTACCCGTTACGGAATTCCTCAAGGTATGGAATACCATATTTCGCAAGATGCAACTTTAACAACGGTTGTCGATGAAAATAACAATCCTATCAACTTGTTTGAGCGTGATATGTTTGCTCTCCGAGTGACTCAACAAGTCGGATTTATGACACTTTCTGACGAAGCATTCGCAGCTCTTACTCCGGAAGCAGAAGCGGGGGCGTAATAGATGAGTTTCACATCGAAAAACTACAGAACAAGCGGCGGCGATAAGTGGGTTATCGGTGGAGAACTAGAAGTCAAAGCGGGCGCGAAGGTATCCGGCATGCCCGCAGGCACCCCGGGGCCGGACAGTATCACTTCCGAAATGATCGGAGAAGGACAGGTCAGAAACCGAAATATCGGTGATGGGTCTGTAAATAGCCGTAATATCGGGAATGGCAGCGTTCAAAATAATCACATTCAAGCTAAGGCGGTCACGCTGGACAAAATGGGCGATGATGTAACGGCCAAATTTACAGATATCGAAAACCGCCTCAAAGCACTGGAAGGCTCAGGAGGTTCTTAATTTGAAAATCACAGACGGTTCTATAGTTTTGAGCGTGTCAGATAAGGCGTATAGGGTTGTCTATGCGCCTTTTGGCTTTGAAAGGGTAGAAGAGTCCGAAGAAGTTGCTCAGGAGACTGACGCGCCATTTGATCTTTTTGAAATGAGCAAAGAGCAACTGACCAAAGTAAACAAAAGCGACATCATAACCTTTTTGGAGCAACAGGAATTTGAATTTGATCCAAACGCCAAAAAGGACGAACTGATCAAAGTCGTTTTGGGTGAAGAATAGGGGGACATCTGAAATGGACGTCCAGACTATCAAAACAATGCTTGGGATAACTACAGATAGGCACGATGCCTATTTGAAAGAGGTTATCCCTCTTTTTATTGATTTCGCAAAGGATTACTGCAATAACAGGTTTCTTGTTGACGGCGCGGAAAATCTGCCGGCGGGCGTAAAGCTGTTTGTCGCAAAGGCGATCGAGTTTAATATGGCGCCATCGAATTTGAGTGCCCGCAGCATGGGGGATGTTTCTTACTCCTATGAAACGGAGCTGCCGGAATCCGTCTTGAGGCATCTGAAACCTTACAGAAGGCTGAGGGTTGTCTGATGATGTACGAAGAGTTTCCGCACACAATCACATTCCAAAAGTTCGAACAGATACCCAATGGCGGAGGCGGCTTTAAAAAAGATTGGGTGGACGCGATTACCGACTGCGAGGCATTTGTCGATTCGCTGACCGGAAAAGAATACTATCAAGCCCAGCAGCTTGAGAACCCGGTCGAATACAACGTCTATTTTCCCTATCGGGAAGACGTTAAAAACGACATGCGGATCATTTGGAAAGACCGAAATGACAGGGTTTTGGTCATTCAGTCCCCGCCTATCGATCAAGGCGGCCAAGGTGAAATCTTGTGCTTTAAATGCCGTTCAGGGGAGAACATTCGCTGATGAACAGGATTACAAGGCAGATGACGAGGGCTGTTAATTCGTTCAGTGACCGGGTGCATGATCGAGTGAAGCGGATCATTGCTGAAACTGCGGAAATTATTGCTGGTCAAGCGGTGGCCGCGGCGCCAGTAGATGACGGAAACCTTAAAAATTCGATAGAGGTCAATTACTCTCATGGTGGTTTCAAGGCGAAAATCACCGTCGGGGCTTCTTATGCCGTTTACGTTGAATTTGGCACGGGCATATACGCCGAAGATGGAACGGGCCGCAAAACGCCTTGGGTGTACTTTGACGAGAAATTAGGGCGATATGTGTTCACACGCGGAATGCGCGCGCAACCGTTCTTTTTCCCTGCTGTGGAAGCGGGCGCCCGTTATTTCGAAAGGAAGATGAACCGGCGATGATTATTCAAAATAAACTAGCTTCCTGGAACCTTCAAAAAGCGATATACAACAGGTTATCGACGGATGCGGCGCTTAATGAAGTGATAAAGGGCGTTTTTGACAATCCGAATAAAGACACACCTTTCCCGTATGTGTCCATCGGGGAAGACACGTCAACGCCATTCGAAACCAAAGTGACATTTGGCGAAAACATCACAACTGTTATACATGCGTGGAGCCGGGCAGAGGACGGCAGGCGCGAGGCAAAGGAAATCCTTTCTCTCGTCATGCAGGCCCTGACAAAAGAACCTTTAGAGGTGGAGGGGTTCAAACCCCTTCAACTCAGTTTTTTGCAATCACAAGTGATCACGGATATTGACGGGATCACACAACACGGAATTTTGAGAATCCGAATTTATATCAATAATTAAGGGGGCTATCAAATGGCGGTATCAGGTAAACCGACTACCGGTAAAAGTATCATTTATATTGTACAAGCTGCAAATGCGCCACTTGGATCAGATGCGTTAATCGTAGGGAACCAGACAGAAGGAACATGGACAAGGGAACAAGAAACGGTTGACGAGCAAACAAAACTAGGCCGTATCGTTGGATACGGGGCGAAAAGTGAGACATTCGAACTTTCTTTATACGCACAACGAAAAGATGGCGGACAAGAAGCCTTAGAATGGACTTATGATAATGAATCCGAGTTGAAAGTTTGGCGTGTAGACACCAGCCAAAAGAACGACAACGGAAAATATGATTGCCGTTTCGGCTGGACGATTATCGAAAACATTGAGTTTAGTGAGCCGACAGACGGATTCGTCGAAGCAAGTACATCATTGCCGGTTCTTGTTCGTACAGTGCCGGGAGAAATTGAATTGCCAGACGACTTTATCCAATCAGCTAATGAAATTCTATTCGAAAAACCGGGCGAGACTACAGGCGGATTCGAGAAAAGAAAGCAGCCCACTTCTACTCCCTGAGGCGCCCCAAAATCTACAGTATACAGCTACAACTAATAGCGTGACCGTGGATTGGAAGGCTGTAGATGGGGCGACTTCATACAAGGTATACAGGGGATCGGAAAAAGTATTCTACAAAGAAGTGACAGAACCAAAATGCACGCTCACAGACATTACGCCGGATACTAAGCTCACAGTGAATGTGACGGCCGTTAACGAGGTGGGAGAATCGCCTATGAGTCAGATAGAAACACGTACAGAGCCAGAAACAAGTGGCTCATAAAAAAAACGATTCAAAATAAAGATACAGGGCATCCTTCCGGGTGCCCTTTTTTATAGGAGGAATATGACATGCCAACATTAGAAATCGAAGGAAAACAATATGAAGCACGCTGTGATTTCAAATTCGAAAGGACAGCGGAAGAAAAATATAACGAAAAAGACGAGAGCGGAAACAAACAAGGCGGCTTACGAAATGTATATCTCGGCCTACTTGAGCAACGCAGTTCACTTTACTTAATCCGGTTCTGGGATTGTGCACTTTCTCACTTGAAAGATAAAAAGCCATCTGTTGAAAAAATCGAAGAAGCGCTCGCGAAAGTTATTGAGGATGAAGGCGCAAAAGGTGCCGAAAGACTTTACAAAGAAGCGTTTCAGGCGGTGGATCAATCCGGTTTTTTCGCAGTTCAAGTAAAGAGAATCTGGCAAGACTTCGACGTTCTCAAGAAGGAGATCAAACAGAGAGTCGGGGAGACGGAAGCGGAATTCCTGAAACGGAAGCAGGAGCGCGAGGACGCCAAGGAAATGATGGCGGAACTCGAAAAACTAAGGAAAGAGATGAACAAGTAAACTATGACGCAGTTATTTTGAATGCTGCTCGTTATCTTAATATACATGATCCGGAGCTTATACTTTCGTGGACACCACACGAGTATAAGCTCTTTTTAAAAGGCGCGCAATATCGGCAGATCGATGAAATGGAATTGTTGACGAAGAACGCCCTATTCCATCGATACGCTTTGAATAAAAAAGGGCGTGTGACCCCTAAAAAGATGTTTGACGCTGACAAAGCCCGGAAGATGGTGGCCAACGAGGAAGACGGCTGGCGCAATGCGCGGAGCCTTGGCGTTAACCCTAATGCCCTAAAACGCGCGACAGATGCCCTTAAAACGATCACCCTTCCGGATTTCAATAAGAAAGGGGGTTAAGGCTATGATCGAACGCCTCACAGCGATTGTCGATGCGGAAATAGGCAAATTTAAGCGCAAAATGGGCGAAGTTAAGGCGTTAGCCCGAAGCATCCCGAATAGAATCAGCGTAACTGTTAAAGAAAATTTTAAAGAGGCCGAGCGGCGGCTGGGCGTTTTCGAAAACAGGATGGCGCGGCTTAGCAGGGTGATAAACGACTTTCAGACTGTGTTTGGAAACGCCTTTAGCGGCATGAAAATGTCGATATTCCCGGCTCTTGTGCCGGCGATAGCGTCATTAACGGCGGCTTTGGGGTCATTAGGGCCGGTCATCGGCGTGGCTTCCGGCGGCCTTATGGGGCTAGCGAGTTCATTCGGGACAGCGGCGGCAGGTGCCGGAGCGTTTGGAGCTTTAGCCATTTCCAATATTAGCGGGGTTTTCAAAGCGTCTTCCGACCTGGCGAAGCTCCAGCAAAAGCTGGACGAAACAACAGACCTGAAAGAGCGTGCCAAGATCATGGAGAAGATCAAGGCGATTCAGGAAAGTCTTGGCGCAGAAGAACGGAAGGCGCTCGACACCTTGGAGGACTTCAAAGCAAACTGGCGCGAGATAGCTCAAGAAACGCAAAAACCGATCTTGAAGACATTCACAAACTCTTTGAATAGCTTCAAATCCGTTCTTAACACACTGCGGCCGATGTTTAAATCTGTCGCGGCGGCTGGCCTTGAACTATCCGAGAGCTTCCAAAAGTCTTTGAATGCTCCCGATGTACAGAAGTTTTTCGATTATATGAATAAAAACGCAGGCCCGCAATTCGCCACGACAGTAAAAACGATGGGGAACTACTTGCGCGGCTTTTTGAATTTGCTGGTTGCTTTTGGACCATTGGGGCAACAAATGTCACAAAGTATGTTGAAATCGTCCGAAGCATTCGCGAAATGGACGGCAAGTCTCTCAGGCTCAGATAAATTTAAGTCGTTTATCCAATACGTTCAGCAAAACGGCCCTAAGCTGCTGACGATCCTTAAAAACATCGGATCGGGATTAATCGGAATGTTTACAGCGTTCGCGCCGATGAGTGCGGACATGCTGACCGGTCTTGTAAATCTTACAGCGCGCTTTAAAGAATGGGGAAACAGCCTGAGCGAATCGAAAGGCTTCCAAGAATTTATCAATTACGTGCGACAAAACACACCGACAGTGCTGTCACTGATCGGGCAACTAAGGGACTTGATTGTTAACTTAGGTGTCGGCATGGCTCCGTTGGGTTCGCAAATCCTGCAAATGGTCACAGGGTTCTTGAAATTCACTAATTCGATGATGGAAACAAACCCTATTATCGGTCAAATGATCGGTTATCTCATTACATTCGGCGGCCTGTTCAGAGCGTTAACGCCTTTAACTGTCGCTTTTTCAGCAGCTTTTAAATGGAAAGATGCAATAAGCACGGTGAAAAAATTAGGGACGGCGATAAAGTGGATTGGCTCAGTCATTGGGATGGTCGGAAAAGCATTTTTGACCAATCCTATTTTAATGGTTGTGGCAGCCATTGCGGCAGCGGCTTATCTGATCATCACGAACTGGAAACCGATATCCGAGTTCTTTGTGAATTTGTGGGAAGGAATCAAAACAAACGCGATAGCGGCGTGGAATTCAATATCTGAGTTCTTTTCCGGCCTTTGGTCTGGAATAGTCGAACTTGCGTCAACAGCATGGGGCAGCCTGACGTCGTTCTTCTCAAGATTATGGTCAGGAATCACCACGACAGCACAAGCAGCATGGACTGGATTCATGAATTTAGTAAAGCCAATTTGGGACGGAATTGTCGCGGTTTTCGGCCCGACTTTTAACGTCATAGTCACAACGTTGTCAAACATCTGGAACACGGTATCTAGCACGGTATCGTCCGTGTGGAATACGATCAAAACAACGCTGATCGGCGTCGTCACGAGCATTGTGGACGGTGTGAAAAATCATTTTTCGATTTTGTCCCAAACTCTTTCCGGCATCTGGAACGGAATTACTAGCATCGCAAAAGGCGCATGGCAAGTCTTAAAAAATGCGATCCTCGGCCCGGTTCTGCTTGTCATCGACCTTGTGCAAGGCGATTTTAAAGGATTCGCAAACCATTTAAAGCAAATCTGGACAAACATCAGCAACGGGGCAAAGCAAATCTGGAACGGGATCAAAACGGTTGTGTCATCACTCGTTAAAGGTTTAGTCAACGCTGTTAAAAATTATTGGAATACAGCCAAGACTGTAACGACAACAATCTTTAACGGGATCAAAAGCGTCCTTAGCTCAATCTGGAACGGTATAAAAAATACCGTGGTGAATCTCGCCAAAGGGCTGTGGAACGCAGTCAAAACCACTTGGAACACGTTCAAGACTGTAACGACAACCATTTTTAATGCAGTCAAAACCGTCCTGACAACCGTCTGGAATGCGGCGAAGTCAGTCGTCATAAATGCGGCAAAAAACATCTGGTCGAGCGTCAGGAATAACTTCAACAACATGAAGAATGTTGTTACAACCGTCATGAAGAATGTCAAAACCACGATCCAAAACCTTTGGAATAACGCCGTTAAATTCTTGAAGGGGATCGATCTGAAACAGATCGGAAAGAACATCATTCAAGGATTGATTAACGGTATCGGAAGTATGGCAAATGCCGTCTGGCGGAAAGTCGGCGACATCGCGGACGGGGTTAAGAAGAAAATCACCGGATTACTCAACATTCACTCGCCATCACGATGGATGCGCGATCATGTCGGAAAAATGATTCCGGCTGGTGTGGCTGTTGGTATCGATAAAGCGGGCGGCCTTGTAGAAAAAGCTACTCAGAAACTGGCGCAGCTCACCATGTTTACGCCAGATCAAACGACATTCGCCTATGACACAGCCCTCAGCAGTGGCACATTAAACGATGTCCGCGGTCAGATCGAGGCAGAGGTCAGTGATTTCGAAATTTCAGACCGTCCGATCATTATTGAAATGGACGGCCGAGAAGTCGGTCGGGGCACGTACAAATACGTGAAAGAGTTCCAGAGCCGTGAAGACGGAAGGAGGACGACCATAAACCGATGATCGATTACAAAAAGATACTGACAACGGCAATAGATGACGCATTCGGCCAAACGATTCAAGAAGTAGACTATTGGATCAAATTCAACGGTTACACCCTGACGGATCACTTTTTCGTGATCAACGACAGGGGGCGCGGCATTGTTGGCAGGGAACTGAATTTAGTTTCCTTGCCGGGTGTCGATGGCGCTAAATTAAAGGGCGTAAGATACACGGAACGCACTATCGAGATTGACACCTTATTTATAGCGGCCAACGATGCGGAATTACGAAAGATATTAGAAGAAATAAATTATATCCTTGCGACAGACAAGGAAGAAGCGTTGATCTTTTCAGATGAGCCAGACCGAACATATTACGCCGTATTCAGTACAGCGCAAGAGAGTGAAGGGCAAAACGGCGTCTATAAAGTGACACTGACATTTGTATGCCCGAACCCCGAAAAGGAAGCGGCTGAAACGGTTGTCACAACTGAAACAAATAGCCCTACAGTGGTAAAAAACGATGGGAAAAGGGCGGTTACACCGACTATTACATGCGTTTTCGAGTCGGACGCATCTACCTATGAAATTCAGTTGTTGAAAGAAGACGAAACAATCGAAAAGCGGATAAAAGTAAATTTCAACTTCATTAAAGGGGACACCCTTGTAATTGATTTTGAAAAGAGAAAAGTGATCATCAACGGCAAAGTAAACATGAATGCGCTGCTTATGCTCTCAAGATGGTTTAATATCCCGGTCGGAGAAATCACCGTGAACACAACACACAAAAGCAGTATTTCATTTAACAAGGCGTATATGTAAGGGGGTGCGTTTATGGCCGATATGTGGATTTTGGACGACAAGGACAAAAAACAAACAATCATATCAAGCGAAGCAAAAGAAGCATGTCGTTTCTATGATGCGCCATTTCGAGAAGAACTGAATGTCGGTTCTTCTTTTTCTTTTGTCGCGGACGCAGATCACGAGGATAGCGTTCATATAAAACCGGAGAATCAGGTCGTTTTCGAGGACAGGAGAGGAAGAAAACGCAATTTCGTTATAAAAGAGCTGGAAGACGCCGACGACGGCGCGAATGCCCGCATTAGGGCCTATTGTGAGCCGGCACTGTCAGAGCTATACGATGAGTTTGTGACCGACATCAGGCCGCAAAATAGAACAGCCCAGTACGTTCTTGACCGTATTCTTGAGGGTACAAGGTGGCGCGCGAATGTTCCGGTCGATCTTGGCTTGCATTCAACGAATTTTTATCGCATCAGTGTCATGGAAGCCATCAACCAGATATTGCAGATATGGGGCGGCGAGTATTATGACGAAGTTGTTTTCGATGAAAATGACAATATCGTTGATCGAGTGATCCATATTCTGCCCCGACGCGGCCAAGATACCGGGAAGCGTGCGGAAATCGATAAAGACATTCAGGAAATCACCAGAACGGTACTGAGTTACCCGGTAACAGCCCTGTACGGTTACGGCGCAAGCCTTGAAACCGAAGGCGGCGGCAACACCCGTTATATTGATTTCTCGGATGTCGAATGGGTCAAAGCGAACGGCGACCCGGTAGACAAACCAAAAGGGCAAGAATGGGTCGGCGATCCTGACCTTTTGGAGAAGTTCGGCCGAATAATGTATGACGGTCAGACGAAGCGGCACCGGTTCCAGAAATGGCAAGACGACAGCATCGAAGACCCGGCCGAATTGCTTAGAAAAACATATGAAGCGCTTATCAATCATGAAATGGTGCAAGTCAATTATTCTCTAAAGCTGGAACTGCTTGAATACATTTCGGGTTATGAGCATGAGGCGGTTGATCTTGGCGATACAATGATCGCAATTGACGACAATTTTCGACACCCTATCGAGGTTCAAACTAGAGTCATTGCAATAGAATACGATCTATCTGATCCCGTGAATACGGCACAGGTAGAAATGGGGCAATTTTTAGACCTGTATTCAACCGAAAAGCGGATCAAAGAGCTTGAAACGACAATTGACACGAATCGCGGCAAATGGGACAACGGCGGCGACCCGATAATCGGCGACGGGAGCTTTCCTGATAAAGTGCCGCCTGTTCCGTCAAATATTAAAGTCGAATCCTTATTCCAAGGGGTTTCGATCACATGGGACTATAATCCAAGTTCATATATAGCGGCATATCAGATTTTCGCATCGCCGAATAAAGGATTTACGCCTTTGGATGAAAATTTGATTTTCAGCGGTAAATTAAGCGGATACGAGCATACGCCGGGCGTTGATCAAGTTTGGTATTATCGAATGCGAACGATCAATACACACGGCACGCCAAGCCCATTTACGCAAGAGTTCACAGGCGTTACCAGAAGGATTTTGACTGATGACATCGTTTTCGGGGCGGTTACGGCCGAAAAACTTGCCAATCTATCAGTCACGGCCGAAAAACTTTCACAGAAATTCGATGAATCCAACATTTTGCCGGGTTCAGTATTGCGTCCGGGTGAATTAGGTAACGTCAACGGTGCATCATGGAGCGTGAAAGAAGGGGAATTCAACGAAGTAACTGTCACTAGAAAAGCGGACGATACGCGGGCCGGGTTTGGTTTTAGTGCTTTCTATAGATCAACCCTGAGGCTGACTAAGGGTGAAAAATATACATTATCATTCGAGGTTAAAAGGAATAACACTCTTAATATCAATTTTATTTATTTAAAAGATGACAGTGGACAATATCAATTGGATGCACCCGATTTTAACGACATTAGCTCTTTCCCTTCCGATGAATTTGTAAGGGTTGACTATGTTTTTCAGTCACCGATCACAACCGAAACAGCCCGGCTGTGGTTAGGAGGTAATAAAGTCGGAGACGAAAACCCTTCCGTCACCTATAGAAAAATTCAAATTCGAAAAGGCGATGTAAGAAAAGAATTCGCCTTCAGTCCATACGACGTGATGCTGACTGAACAAGCAGTTTCATCGGCCTTAATTGCGAAAGCGGCCATCCAATCGGCCCACATCCAAGAGGCGGCCATTACGACGGCGGCCATCGCAAACGGAGCCATTACACGAGCAAAGCTGGGAACGGCTATCATTGGAACGGCTCAGATCGAAGACGGGGCCATCACAAACGCGAAAATCGCCAACCTTTCAGCCGACAAGATCAACGCCGGGACGATCAAGGGGATTACAATTGAAGGTTCATTGATTCGGGGGGCTAGAATCGAGCCGTTATCGTCATCCAGTGCTTACGAATCTTACATTGAAGCAAACAAGATTTACCAGCTTAGAAAAACTAGATATGGTGGTTATCAAGATCGATATGAAGAACTCGATATATCCTCCGGTAGTATCATTCAAGATTATGGCAATAGGCTTGATGATGATTCGCACGAATCTTTGAACAAAGTTGAGATTTCAAAAGGGAAAGTTGCTCTTTCAAGCGGGAAAACATTTTCTACTGGCACTACATCCAGAATGGAAATATTCTCTCAACTTGGGACTAGCGATAACGGACTGTACGGCGGCAATTTTATCACTATGTATAGAAATGACGAAAAAGTTTTCGAACTTCGACAGGATAGTTGGACAGACCCTGACACTAATGTAATCATGCCGCAAATGTCAATCAGAGCGGAGAAAGTGGATTTCGTTTCATTCTTTGAAGACGTTTCCGTTTATAGTGAAAAGAGTATATACCATTCTGCAGAAAGAAGTGTCGCCTTATTTTCCAAAGATGGTCCGGTAACTGTCTACGCAAAGGACGGCATGAAACTTAATAGGGGAAGCAACGGCGAATATACAACATCGATAACTGCTGATGATGCTTTAAAGATCGCATCTAAAGGAACAATCACGCTGGAAGATACAGAATTTAACGGCGCAAGTTTATATCTTGGAACAGACAGCAGAGGCCCGCGTATTTGGTCGTATTCAATTAATAAAAGAACAACCACAGCGGCGGCAAACCTCCATATGGACCAGTACGGAACCTTTCATAAGGTGACATCATCCCAAAAATACAAAATTAACATAGAGGAATTTCCGAACGATAGAGTGGAAAATATTTTAAAACTAAATCCTAAAACATGGTTTGATAAAAAAGCTGTGGAAGCATATGCAGAAATTTTAGAGAGCGGACAAGAAGATGACGAAAACAAGCCATATTTCGAGCGAATCCCGGGATTAATTGCCGAAGAGGTATTCGAAGCCGGTCTAAAAGAATTTGTTTTTTTCGGAAAGCCGGACGAAAACGGAAACCGTGAAATTGAAGGAATTATGTATGATCGGCTGTTCGCTTTACTCATCCCTATTGTCAGAGACCTGAAAACCCGGATCGAAAATATAGAAAGCACGTTAAATTAAGGAGGAAAACACTTTGAATGACACTAAAATGACATACGAAGAACTGGAAGAACAACTCAACAGGCAAGCTTTAAAAGCGGCGGCGTATAGAGAAGAATTAAGCCAAGCGCATGATAGATTGGCAGAAAGTCGAAGCCTATATATGAATGAATTACAGAAACGGCAGAACCTAGAGCAGGAAAATGAAAAGCTCAAAAAAGAGCTGCAAGAAGAGCGGATCGGCAATTTGCAGGCGGAAGATGAAGTGATAGAAATGAATCAAGTCGAAGCAAATAAAGAATATCACGAAAAAGGAGCAGAAGCGGCGAAATAAGCGGCTTTTTTATTTTGCCTCAAAGAGGTGAAAATGATGTGAGAACGGGAGGATTAAGGGGCATGGCGCAAACAAACGAATTGGACGTCTTCAAGCATGAGATTACCGAGCTGAAAGCCGATCATAAAACGCTTGAACAGCGAGTCATCACGTTGGAAAGGGCGTCTGATCGGCATGACCAACAGATTATGTCGATCAATGATAAGCTCAACAAGATTGAGGAAAACACAACTTGGATCAAGCGCAGCATAACAGGCGCGATCATCACAGCGGTGTGTACACTGGTGATCTCCGGGATTGCGGCGCTTTTCATTAATTTTATTCAAAAATAAGGAGGAAGACACAATATGACAACATTCGACAAAGGCACGGTCGTCCGGACGGTGCTTCTTTTTATTGCATTGGTAAACCAGACATTGATCATGTTCGGAAAAGCAGCTTTGCCTATCAGCGAGGACCAGGTGAATACGTTGGCCGACGCTTTGTATTTGGCCGGTTCCACGGCATTCACCATCATTACGTCTGTGGTCGCTTGGTTCAAAAATAACTATGTCACTGGCAAAGGAAAGCAGCAAAAAGAAGTTCTAAAACAAAAAGGGTTAACGAAATGAGGTTGCCGGCTGGCAGCCTTTTAATAATTTAAAGGAGGATTTTAATAATGGGAATCAAAGGAATCGACGTATCACACTGGCAAGGTAATATCAATTGGAAGAAAGTTGCGGGGGACGGTATTAAATTCGCTTTTATCAAAGCAACAGAAGGGACAACATTACAGGACAATAAATTTGTAACGAATATTTCAGGTGCTAACGCTGTGGGGATTAAAACGGGAGCCTACCACTTTGCAAGATTCGGTTCCAAGTCAGAAGCATTGGCAGAGGCCAGGTTCTTTTTGTCAGTTGCAAATAAGGTCCATCTCACGTATCCGCTTGTGCTTGATCTTGAAGTTAATCAGCGGAATGTCAGTAAATCAGTTTTGACAGATGCAGCAGTGGCCTTTTTACGGGAAGTTGAAAAAGCTGGTTACTTCGCCATGATATACAGCGGTAAGTCTTTCCTTGAGAATTGCCTTGACGAATCCAAGCTGAAGCCATTTGCATTATGGGTTGCTCGTTATAACAACACACTTGGCCGTCATGCAGATATCTGGCAGTATTCTGATTGTGGAAGGGTCGCCGGTATTTCTGGGAATGTTGATATGAATATTTGTTATCGTGACGGGTTACGGGCTCAGGTAGCCGTGACAACTGAAAAAGCTGCTACTGTAAAACCTGTTTCAAACAAAAAGCCAGTTAAAACGGAGACAGTTTACACAGTCAAAAAAGGGGACACGCTTTCGGAAATCGCACAGAAAAACAACACGACCGTTAAAGCTCTCCAAAATTTGAATAACATTAAAGATGCGAATAAGATTTACGTTGGCCAGAAATTAAAGATTAGCGGCAGTCCTTCAACAGCATCGAATAAAAAGCAATATTACACCATTAAATCCGGTGACACTTTGTCTGGGATCTCGAAAAGGTTTAATACATCCATTAAGACGCTGCAAGCTTGGAATGGTATCAAGAATGCCAACAAGATTTACGCTGGTCAGAAAATTCGTGTTAGATAA